GCGGTGTGGCCCCCATGGGGTCATCTTTATATTCTTGGATGGAGTTTAGAACGGGGGTTGGATTGGGAAGCTGCTATCAATCCCTATGAACCCCTAATGCGCCGTAAGCGTTTACTTGACAACACACCCGTGATAGGCTCCGCAGATGCCGCATGACCCCGCCCGCCCATCCATCCGCGACCCGCGCTTCGCGCGTATGTGTGATCTCATCCGCCTTTCCGACATGGCGCGGCTCAATCCCGCCCGCGTCGACGAATTGCTCGATCGATGTGCCGATCCGATCGTTGAAACACGTAACGATCAACCATGCGAGCCGCGTGATGGCACGCCGGCTTAGCCTGGATCAGATATTCCCGCCGATGGCGCGGGAGGATGATGTTGTCGTGCCGTTGCGGCGGAATCATCCGAATATGGATGCAAATTTCAAAGGAACCAATCGCGGGTCGGGGCATCGTCGATCAGGCAATCGCCCATCAATCGCTAGGATGCGTACAATCCTATCTCTCGAAATCCGCGGGGTGCCTCGTGTCCAAATTGCAGATAGTCTAGGCATCACACAAGCAACAGTGTGTCGTCTTGCGCGCCGACCCGAATACGAGAAAATGCGTGAAGACGTAATGATGCATTGGGACGGCGAATTCCTCGCGATGAAGCCGCTTGCATTCACCGCGCTTCGCAACGGGTTAACGTCGAGTGAGGAAAGCGTTGCGCTCAAAGCGTCGGATCAATGGTTCCGCGCCGCCGGGTTCGGGGGATATTCCAAATCCCCGCCGGTTGATAAATCCGTCACGGCTGAAGATGTCGTCCGTGAACTCATGGGTATTCAAGTCAACATCAGTGTGAATGTGAACAACGATGGCGATTGAGACGTGGGCACAGCGGAGGATATTCGCCTCGCCGTCGAGATATTCGGTGCGATTCTCATGCCGATTCTCGTTTGGCAAATCACCCGTCAAGACCGCGATCGGCGCGAACGGTTCAAACACCTTGATGAATGTATTGATGCGACACGGAAAGAAGTTATCCGCCTCAACAATCAAATCGCCGGCACTGGCGTCACGCGCGCCGATCTCGAACGTATGCAGATCGGCCTCCGCGCCGAAATCGGCATGGAACGTTTGGAACGTGAACGATCATCCAACGGATTGCATGATCGCCTCATGCGCCTCGAAGACATTCAACTAAGGCATCGTGAACCATGAACGACATCCATCCGAAGGTATCGATCCCCGTGATGGCGGGGGCATTGGTCGGCGTCGGCATGTATGAATGCAAACGTCATGGGATTGAAATCGATGCCGTCGAGGGGGGATTCATCACAACTATCGTGATGGGTATGCTCGGCTTTATCGTGCCGTCGAACGATCAACCTGATGTCGTGAGCGTTCCGCCGGGATCGACGGCGTTGGTTGAGACACCGGCCGTGGCCGTTGCTCCCCAAACCTCCGTCATCCGTGAACGCGCCGATGACGATCTCGGCATTCCTCCGCAGCCCGTTCCCCAACATCCAACGGTGTAACCCATGCCCGACCCGATCATCGTGATTGTGAATGCATCGCATATCGTGACGGATGAAGTCGTCAGCCAATGGGCGATCGACATCCAACGTCAGGTAACTGAGGATTTCGCGCCGGTTTGGGGGCGCGGGGCGCAGATCGAATTCAAACCATGGCAGACGTGGCAAACAGCCACGCGTGAAGGGGTCTGGCCTGTCTACATCAACAAACATTCAACCGATCCAACGGCGCTTGGCTGGCACGACAACGCCGGCAATCAAATCATGGGGCGCGTGTTTGTCGGAGATTGTGTGGCAGAGGGGATCGAACCATCCATCGATCTATCACACGAAGTTCTCGAAATCATCGGCGATCCCGACGTGCGACAAACTCAAACCCTCGCCGACGGGCGGGTTGCCGCTCTCGAAATGTGCGATCCCGTCGAAGACGACATATATGGATATATCAAAGGGCAGACGAAAGTGTCGGATTTCGTTCTGCCGCAGTATTTCCGATCCATCGCCGGACCAACCAATGTCTCTCGGTTCGATTTCATGGGGCATCTATCCGGCCCGTGCCCCGCCCTCACATCCGGCGGATATCAATCTCTCTACGTGAGTGGTGCGTGGACACAAATCATGGCTCGTAACATCCATGGCAACTTCAGCCATCGCGCGTTACGTCATGGCCGTTCATTCCGCCGCATCATGGGAAAGGGTTGATCCATGCTTCGCAGACAGTTCCTCGCATCAACGGCGTTGATTCCGCTCGGCGCGTGCGGTGGTATCTCCTTTCCCGCGATTGTGTCAACCGTCGATCCCGCGCTCGGCAAAGCTATTGGCTATATCGATGCGATCTCCACTGGATTGACCGACCTATTGCCCAGATTGCAGAAATTGATCCCGTCCGCCGCCGAACTCGCATCGATCGAGAAATGGATCGGAATCGTCGTTGACGGCGGTAAACAAATCGCGTCGGTTTCGAGCCTCAGTGGCGGCGCGTCCGTCGCGCAAACGATCCTGTCGGCGGTGGGATCGATCCTCAACACCGTGGGTATTGCATTACCCCCGCCATACAATCTTATCATCCCCGCCGTGACTGCGGTGTTACCCGGTATTGCGACGATCTTCGGCATTCCGATGCCCTCGATGACTCGCCATGTCGCGGCGTCTGTGATCTCTCCCGACGCCGGCGTGGCAATGCTCCGTGACATCCATGCGCGCCCGCGATAAACGTGGCCGATTCATCCGACGACCGTGGTTCTCTGCCGTTGAGATGTCTGTGGTCTGCGCATTGCTTTTGCTCGCGGGCATTTTGATCTGGGCATTCTATACATATCCAATGAGGTAATGATCTATGGCCGCGGCGATCAAACGTCTCACATCGATCAATCGCAACGACGGCGTTCAAGTCGCTGGGTTGGTTCAAGCCGCGCAATGGTGCGATGCGCTAGTGCTTGTTGCGGCCACGGCTCAAACCTACAATTTTCCCACGGATGCCAATGGCAACAAAGCCCGCATGTTTCGTATCAACGCTCTCGGCGGCGATATCTGGATCAACTTCCAAGGTGTGACGGCTGTTGTGCCAGTGGCGAATACAATCACGGGGGCCGGGTCGATCTTGTTCAAAACATCCCTCGGCCCAGCCTTCTTCGTCGCGCCGGATGTAATTACATCTATGTCGCTCATCTCCACCCCCGGCACAACGATCTCAATCGAAGCGTGGTCGTAATCCAATGCAGAAGATTGCTTTCCTCGGAGTGTTGATTGGGGCCGCATTATCTGCGACGAATGCGTTTGCCGCTCCGACCGCAACGACAATCCCATACGTCGCGAACAACGGGGCGTTGAAATCCCTCCCAACAACGCAATACAAATCCGGTGTGATGCGGTTGGGTTTCGTGAATCCCGGCGACAGCAATCGCATTCTGTTTATCCCATCGAACTCGCCATGTACATTGCACGGTGGTACGGGAGACAATGGATCGCAAGTTCCTGGCATCAATGGCAAGTGTTGGCTTGGCGTCTTTCCGATCGGCATATACGACGTAACAGCGTTCGGCGCGGATAAAACCGGCGGGGTTGATTCAGTCGTCAACATCCAAGATGCGGTGAATGCAGCTAGCGGCGGCGGCCAAGTCTATTTCCCCGCCGGATTTTACAAGCAATGCGGAGTTGTTAGCAGCACTGCGCCCGTCGATTTGAGGGGTGCGGGCAGTGGCGCGGGGCCGGGCTTAGTCCTCCCGCGCACGAGTATTCGTCTCTGTGGCGCAACGCAAGGCGGCTACCATATCACGGCGGGCTATCGGTCGTTGTTCGACGGCTTCAACATGACTAGCCTCGTGCCGCAAACCGCCGGCGTCGGTATCCTACTCGACACAACCACAACCGTCGTCGCATCTCAATCATTGTTCCGTGACTTATCGTTTGGCAACAGCTACACAACAACCAATCTATACAATCCAATCCAAGTCATCACGCCGAATTATCCTGATTTCCACAACATATATTGCCAAGGATGGGTACTCGCATGTGTCAGCGAAACAACTGTCTCTGGCACGGAAGGTTCCGGTGGATACTTCGCGCATAATCACTTCTTCGGTGATCCGGCCAACACCAGCCAAGGCCCACCGATCTACAGTGAAGTCGGCTACACCGATGTTCACGACAACGAAATCCTCGCCGGTAGCATTGGCGTTCAATTCGCCATCAAGAACCACGGCGGCGGTTGGATCAAAGTCCACGACAACACAATCGAAAACAGTCGAATCGCATCTATCGACCTGACATCGCAAGATGGCAGCACACTCTCGAATATTATGTTACAGAACAACGAACTATCGAACCTTCTCTACACGTCGGCGTTTGCCGGCCATTTCATGATTCATGAATATCTCGTTGGCGGCGTCGCACAGAAGAACATATTCAATGACATTCACATCGAAGGAAATTCGCTGACTTCGAGCTTGCCCGTTAATGCGAAATATATGTGGATTCAAACGGGCAACGGCATCAACATTGCGAACAACAATGTCCGTGATATCGGCGTCGCTAATCCAGTCGCATTCCAAATCACGGGTCTTACCAGCAATGCGGGATATTCCGGCCCAATCGCCGTTAGTGACAACGGAGTTCTCGGTACAACCAACAAATACGCATTGCAAAACACAACGCCGGTGATTGTACGTGATATGATAAATGGATTGACAGTCGCACAATTGCCCGCGGCTGGCCCTGGATCGCAAATCTATGTATCAAACGGAACATTGGGAAGTTCCCCGTGTGTCGGCGGGGGCGTCGGTACAGTTGCATTTCTACTCGGTTCCGGCGCTTGGAAGTGTTTCTAACCCGATGCCATCTCCGTTTCGCCCTGTCATCGAGAATATGTTTTCCATCGTGAACAAAGATGGAGTCACGGTTCCGTTCAAGCTGAATGCGATTCAATCCCGTCTGGATCAAGAATGGTCTCGACGCATCATCGTACCAAAAGCCCGTCAAGGCGGTATATCAACCTATGTGATCGGTCGATATACGGCCAAATGTCTCGGCGTGGATAATCGTCGATGCGTGATCGTGTCGCACGAAGCCGACGCGACAAAGCGCCTCCTCGACAAATCACATTTCATCCTCGAACATCTGCGTATCCCTCAACGCCCCGTGCTGAAACGTTCATCCCGGAACGAAATCACGTTCGAGAAAACTAATTCCACGATCTGGATTGGAACAGCCGGTGCCCACAACTTTGGACATGGCGACACTATCACCGATCTGCATCTTTCCGAACCTTCAAGATATGATGATCCCGATAACATCGTCAAGGGATTGTTTCCCGCCGCCGAGCGTGGCGAGATCATTGCGGAATCTACAGGTAACGGTGTCGGCAATTGGTATCATCGACAGTGCGTTCGCGCCCGCGAAGGCCACGGATTTAAGTTGTTCTTTGTTCCGTGGACAGATATGCCGGAGTATTCCATGCCGGTTGATGACACGGCCGCTTTCATCCGATCTTTGGATCATGACATGGGCGAGCCGGATTTACTGGCCGCCGGCGTCACCGTTCCTCAGCTTGCATGGCGACGCGAACGTCTCAACATCGATTTCGAGCGCGATCTAATCGCGTTCCGCGAAGCTTATCCATTCACCTTTGACGAATGCTTTCAAACAACCGGATATGGATTCTTCCAATCTGTATTGTATGCGGAAACCGATCTATGGGGGCGTGAAGATGCCCATCTCTGGCGACTGGCAGATCATCCTAAGCCTGGGCTGTCGTATGTCTGTGGCGTTGACCCTGCTGGTGGGAACGGTGGCAACAACTCGGTCGCGGAAGTGTTCTGCCTCGAAACGCGCGAACAAGTCGCCGAATTCGCCACCAACCGATTCGAACCCCCCGACTTCGCAGATGCAACTGCCGTTCTGTGTCGACGCTTCAACCACGCCTACGTCAACATCGAACGCAACAACCACGGATTGACATTCATCGCGAGATTCGTTGATCGATACCCACGGTGGTTGATTCATCGAAACACAAACACAGCGCATGTCACTCAAGATGTGATGGTGCGGCTGGCGGATTATGGCACGATGACCGGACCGGCGAATCGTGGCGTCATGCTCGGCATGGCACGAGATATGCTTCGCACGCAATTTACAATCCATTCTCCATTGTTGAAATCTGAACTCGCCACGGTCGTCGAAAAAGCTGATGGCAAGATCGAGGCTGAAATTGGATGTCTTGACGATCGAGTGTTCGCCACAATCATGGCGATGATGTGCCTCGAACGCGCCGGCGTAATGTTGACCGACCCTGCCACGGCGAAATACGATGATCCAAACGCGCCGGTCGATCCATTCTCATGGGAATCGATCTTCGGCGAACGATACGCCGGGCCGGATGGCATTCCGATCTCGGATCGGTTCCGTTGATGCGCGTTCTCGTCATGGGCAAAGAAGGCGATGGGTTCGGCATCGCACAACGCATGGCACTCGAAGGACATGATGTGGATGTGTTCTGTGCGGATAAGCGATTTCGTCGGGCGTTGCGCGGGATTGTCAATCGCGTGCCGGCGTGGCCCGGCCCCGCGCGTCGGGCGGACCTTATCATATGTGATTGCGTCGGAATGGGTCGATACGAATCGATCATGCGCGATCTAGCCAAACCCTCGATCGGATTCAGCGCCATATGCGACAAGATCGAACTTGATCGCGTGCTTGGTATGGATATGTTCCGCCGGGCGGGCATTTCGATCCCCGAAACACACGAATTCAAATCAGTTGCCGAGGCGGAATCAATCCCCGGCAAAGTTGGATGGGGCGACGGATGGGTAGTGAAAGCGAGCGGGAACATCTCGACGGCGAAAACGATGGTCGTCAAGGACGAAACATTGTGGCCGTCCGCGATCCGTCAGTTGCCCTCCCCGTCGAGTGGCATTCTCCAACGGATTATCGATGGAGTGGAAATTTCCACGGAGGGGTGGTTCAATGGCACCCGTTTCATCCTGCCGTTCAACCACACGTTCGAGGAGAAACGGTTTCTGACGGGGAACCTCGGATGCAACACAGGTTGCATGGGGAACGTGGTGATAGCGAGTCAGTCCAATCGCCTGACCAAAGCCACGGTCGAACGGATGACCGAGTTCCTTCGCATGATCGATTATCACGGGCCGTTCGACATAAACTGTATTGTCAACGAAAGCGGCGCATACGCGCTTGAAGCGACATCGCGGATGGGATACGACGCGGCCGAGGCGATGTTTGAGGGTTTGGATGAACCCGTGGCCGAATTCTTGTATGATGTCGCCGTCGGCAAGAAGAAAACCATGAACCTGACGGATGATACGATGATTGCCGTGAGGTTGTCAATTCCGCCATGGCCGGCACGCAAACCCGATCACACGTCATTCGGTGAGCCGATCCGCGGCATCAACGATCGATCGCTTCCACATCTGTTTCTAACCGATGTGATGAAGGATGGCGAAGATTATGTCACGGCTGGAGGCGACGGCGTGTTGCTCAAAGCCACGGCTATCGGCCGCATGTCTCCCGCCAAAGACGCGAAATACAAAGATGACTACACATACGAAGCCCGGCGGCGCGTGTATCGAACGCTGGATGGGATCGACGTCGCATCCAAGCAATATCGCACGGATGTCGGGATGCGTGTGAACGGTGACATCGCGAAGCTGAAATCCTGGGGATGGATTTGAATCGGGAGCTGAATCGTGAGCAAGCCGAAAGGCCGCGCTATCATCCAACCATACGGATCAAAATTCGCCGTTATCATCGATGGACGGATTCACAACGTATATAACTCACTAGATCATGCTCAAGTCGTTCGTGATGATTTGAATCAACGCAATGCGCGTCAAACGGACGACGCAATGCTGCCGCGTAACATTGAGAAGTTTCATGGTTGATGGATACACGCGCGGAGGCATCCCGATCCCGGAGTATTGGGTCGGCGAGATCAATCGGGGTAAAGCCTTCCGCAAGGAAAAAGCATTCGAGACGAAGTGGGCGGATTGGCGCCGATATTATCGCGGGGAATGGAAAGCCGGGATTCTGCCGTCGAATATCTTCTTCAAGATGATGCGGACGATGGTGCCGCGTATATACTATCGTAATCCGTCTGTGAGTCTAACGCCGACGCGTCCGGGGGTCGAGAATATGGTTCTGACCAAGCTCATGGAACGTGCGGACAACAAACTCCACGATATCATGGGCACGAAAGGTCAGATGAAGCGTGCCGTGCAACAAGCGATCATGTTCGGCACGGGTGGCGTGCGGCTTGGCTATGGCGCGGAGTTCAGTCCGACTCCGGATGATCTTGGCACATCCGAACCCGACGCGGGCGGATCAAAATTCGCGCATCACGTCGAATACAACGATCTCGTGCATCCAAACATGCCATGGTTGATGGCGGCGCATCCGGGGTCCGTGATTGTGCCAGTCGGCGCACCAGACATTCATGCCGCACGATGGGTATGTTTCGAGACGTGGCGATCCGCCGCCGATCTCAAAGCCGATCCACGGTTCAGACACACAGATTCGCTCGGCGATGGCACACACGCCGGTTCCGGCGGTATGCTGCTCGCAAAATCCAGCGGACAGAAAAGCCAGCCCGGCGTTCAACTGTGGGAAATCCGTGATAAGAAAACCGGCATGGTTTTCGTGATGGCGCCGAACGCGAACGATCAACGCTCATCACAGCAGAAAACCCTGTATTGTGAGACGGATGATTTACTATACAACAAACGTCTGAACTATTATCCGCTCATCTTCAACATGGACGACGAGGCGTTCTGGGGGATTCCCGACAGTCAGATCATGGAACCCCAACAAATCGAGAAGAACGAAGTCCGCACACAGATGATGTATCATCGACGCGTCGCTCTCGCCAAGTTTCTGTATGAAACGGGATCAATCGCCCCCGACGAACTTGCCAAACTCGTCGATGGCAACATCTTCAACGGCATTCAGGTTAAATCAATCAACGGCGTGAAGGAATTCAATCCTCCCGCCATCCCACCGGCATTGCTCCAAATGGAAGCTGATATCGATCGCGAGACGCAGGAAATCATCGGCCTCGGCGTCAATCAATTCGGCGAATACGCGCCGGGATCGGCGGACCGATCCGCGACCGAAAGCCAAATCGTCAATCAAGCCACACAAATCCGCATGGACGAACGCCGTGATGCGTGCGCCGACCTGCTCACGGATGTAACCTCCCATATCAATCATATCATCCTCGAACATTGGACGGGCGACATCGTGCTTGATGTTATGGGGCCGGAAGGTGTGCCGATCTGGATTAAGTTCCAAGCACATGAACTCAAGGATGCGTTGTATGATATCAAGATCGATCCAGATACATCCATCCCTCAAACCCGTCAACTTCGCGAACAACGCGCGTTCGCATTGTACGCCCAACTGAAACAGAATCCGCTCATCGATCCGATGCAGTTGACGCGATATCTCACAAATGAGATTGATGGCGTGTGGGCGGACAGTTTAATCAAGATGCAAAACACATCGCCGCAGAATCCCGCACCGTTGAGTGCCGTGATACAATCAGCTGGGGCTGGTGGCCCCGGCGGCCAAGGCGGCGGCACGCCCCCGCAACTTCCAGGAACTTGACATGACCTTTCGCATCCGATCAAACGCGGGTTGCGATCATTGGAACACCGAATCATGTGATCGTTGCGATGCGGATATGCTCGCCGAACCCCGAACCCCGTTCATCCAATTCTTCGACGAACGAACCTATGAACATATGTATGATCCATGGGAAACGCCGCGACCGATATCATCTCGCGAAGAACTCAGGGTCGAATGCGAGCGGCGGGGAGTGTATTCGCATGATCTGCGAGATTCGATCGTTTGGAAATCGGGGCCGACCCGGTGGGTTTGATAGCTTCTTGACTTAACCCCTTGCACGTGAAAGGCTCCTTCATGCCAAAGCCCCGCGTCATTGGCCGTATGATCGTCGAACTCATCGACAACGGCACGTCGCGACCAGCACCATCCGTATCGTTCGATCCGGTCGGTCGGTTCACGCCGGGATGGCTCGATTCACATTCATTGTATATCTGTGGTGAAATCCAACGCGCTCAAATGCGCGCACGAACCGGCCTCAATCACACGCGAGGATCGGAAGATGACGCAAACCCGAATGCCGCCGTTCTCATCAATGATCCCGAAAACCCAGACGCGCGGCGCGCCGCCGTCGCAGCCAATGGTGAAGTCTGATGCATCCGAAGATATATTCCACGATGATGTCGAGCGTGGCTCGCTTCCCGATCATGTGCCAGATCGACGGCGCGGGGGATGGTGGCGGCGACGCGGGTGCAAACGGCGGCGGTACGTCCGGCGATGGGTCCGGGGATGGTGCCGGGAATGCCGGCGGAACGCCTGCACCGGATTGGAATAACTTCATCGGCGCAATCGACAAACTCAACTCGAATCTTGGCGGGAAGCTCGACGCTGTGCTTGGTGCGGCGCAATCCGCGCAACCATCCAGCGAACCCGACGATGGCGAAGGCGACGATCCTCCGCCGCCAAACTTCGATGAAATGACGAACGCCGAACTCGTCGCGTTCCTTTCATCGAACACGAATCGTACAATGAAAGCGATCATGAGCGAGGCCCTTGCCCCGTTGATCGATCGGGTTAACGGCCTAACGACATCATTCACGCAGAATTCCGTGAACGCGGACGTGGAAAAAGTCCGCGCCGACAACAAAGACTTTGGCGAATGGCATGATGAGATGATCGATCTCGCGAAGGAGAACCCGACTCTCAATGTCAAGCGTCTGTATGCGCTCGCGAAAGCGGAGAATCCGGCAAAGGCGGAGAAACTCGCGGCGAAGTACGCACCACCACCGAAACCGAAGCCGAATGCGTTCGGCGGGTTCACGCCCGCGCCGAATGGCAAGGCTTCTTCCACGGCGGTTGTGAGTGCGCTCGAAGCCTCGCGTGAGGCTTATCGCGAAGTTGCGGAACGCCATCCTGGCGTTCTGCCAAATCTGTCGGAGTAGCCATTCATGGTTAATTCATTCACCCAAGCCCTCGATGATCTCTACACAACCACGTGGCAGAAACGCCTTCCCGGCGTCTATGACAACATCTTTCAATCCGCGGCGTTCTGGTATTGGATGAAAGATAAAGGCAAGCTGAAGCCAGTGCGTGGCGGTCGGTTCCTCGAAGTCAACCTCCAATACGGCAAGAACACGACCGTTCAATGGATCACACGCGGCGGCACGGTCCAGATGAACGACTTCAAGTTCCTGACCGTGGCACAGTACAACTGGCGATACCTCGTCGCGAACATCCTGCGGTTCTGGGTTGATGAACAGCAGAACTCGGGCGACAGCCGCATCCTTGATTGGGTGAACAGCAAGCTCGACAACACCGAGGAATCGCTCGTTGACAACCTCGAAGTCGCGCTCGCAGGTGGTGCGGGATCAGCAACCAACCAAATCGACGGATTGCAGTTTCTCGTCCCTGACACGGCGAACGTGGCTTCCGCATCGTTCAACGCCGGCGGTATCGATCCATCGGTGTACACGTGGTGGCAGAGCCAAGGCATCAATATGACGGGTTCGTCGTTCGCGGTGAATGGCATCCCGAACATGCGGCACATGCTGAATCTGTGCATGAACAACCGTCGTATGGACGCGCCGGACATTCTGTTGTCCGACATGTCCACATACGAATTCTATGAAGATGCCGTGTTGCCCATGCTGCGGATCGGCAACACCAAGCTCGCAGACGCGGGGTTCGACAACCAAACGTACAAACGCATCCCGATGGTGTGGACGCCGGCCATATCCAATCGGATGTATTTCCTCAACACGCGGTTCATCGAGTTCATCTATGATCCGTCGAGCTTCTTCGACATGACGGAATGGAAAGCGATTCCCGATCAAGTTGATGATCGCGCAGCCCAAGTCAAGCTCGCATGTTCGTTCGTCACATCGCGTCGGCGCGTTCTCGGCGTGATTGACGGCATCAACACGCCATAACGGAGGCTATCATCATGGGCGCAGGAGTCAAAGGCACGTTCAAATCGTCGATCGGCGACATCGATCCGACGCCAATGGAACCACTCGGCAGCATTCGATACGATCAGAACGCTGTGTACAAGTATGTCAAGTTTCCCGGCACGACGACGATCGCGGCGGGAGATTTTCTATGCTACACGGCGGCGGATTTGCTCGCGCAGACTGTTGACGGGGCGAACACGGCAATGGGCGCGGGCGTCGCCACGGCAGCTGTGCCGTCCGGTGCAATCGCATATGGCTGGATTCAGATCGAAGGTCTCGCCACGTTGTCCACGGCGTTGGCTGGATCGCCGGCTGTGGGCGATGGTATGACATCGGCCGGCGCAACGCCTCCCGCCGTGACGAAATCCGCCGCCGCCAACTCGATGATTATCGGCAACGTCGTCAATGTCGCCGGTAAGATCATCGCGCTGCGTTGCCCGAAGTAGGCCCGGCCGATGGCTGTTCCTACTCTCACGTTCGACTTTCCGATCCAACAACGCATCGGGAATCGATCATCCGGGTTGATATCCGGATTGGTCAATGTCACATCGTATGACACGGCGCATCCGGCCGTGACGGCACTGACGGGCAAATTCAAACCCGGCGGTTTGCTGCGTGTTGTGTGCGGTGGTGTGTCGTCCGGCGGGTTCGCCGTAACCTGGGACAAAACCACATCATCATTCAAAGCATACAACTCGAACGGCGCGTCACCAGCCGCGTTGAACGAAGCGGCGAATGCGGCGGCCGTGGGCACGTTCGACTTCATCGCCATGGGCCAGATGGGTTGAATCGTGAGTCGAATCGGGAGTTGATCCATGGGCGCGCTTGCCCTTTCAGACTTCCAGAATGAAGTGTTCGCGGGATTGGGAAATCGCGGTGATATATCCATTGGCCGGATTGTCACCGCGTTGAACCTTGCGCAGAGCCGTATCGCACGATCGTATGATTTTAGCGAACTTGCAACTACGCAGTTCGCACAGATGAATTTCACACAAAATCCTGCCATCGACAAATATCTCGTTCCGCCGCCAAACATCAAAACGTTGCATTCGTTTGTTGTGTTGGACACGTCGGCGGGTGCGTCGAGCCTCGGCCAATCCCGCAAAGTGACGGAGAAGCCGTGGCGGTGGTTTGACAAACGCTACCCCGCGCCAGAGTTCATTCCACCCGGCTGGCCGGAGATATATGCTCGATGGGGCAACATCATCGTAATGACGCCATCCCCATTTCTGCAATTCACGGCGATGATGCGGCTGACCGTCTATCCGACGCCGTTTCGATCCGATGCATTGATCCAAGTGTCGGATTTCGAGAACAAAGACGACATTATATTATGCTATGCATTGGGATATTTCTACAAAATGCTCGGACGCGCCGATCGCGCGGTGTATTTCGAGGGGCTTGCCAAGGAACAACTCGACGAAGCGATCGAGAAAGACGATTTCCGCCCGGATATCGAAGTGTCACGCGACAGCGTTGATTTGAAAACCGGAGCTATGGGGCCGTATTGGGCCGATCCTTGGTCGCAGAGGGCGCCATGACCGCACCACCCGTTCCAACGACGGCGCCGCAGGATGCGTGGTATACGCTCACGACGGGCAACATCAATCCATCGGCGGCCGACACCGTGCCGAACATCACATTCCTCGGCCCGACAGGCGAACAGCCGGGACTTGTTGGATCACTCGATGGTGAGATCATCTATCTCGCCGGCACAGTGGCGAAGCTCGATGGCGGCCAGCAATTCTTGATGTGGGAAGCCACGTCGCTCGCGGTGCAAGATCTCAAAACGGTGTTCAATCCGTGGCCCGTGGATACGCCGGGGGTGCCGGGTCGATGGGTGTCAGTGTCGGTCGGCCAGACGTTCGCCGGCGGCCAGATCATCACATCAGGATCGGTGATCGCGATCCTGCCATCATCCGCGCCGGTTGTCAACGTTCTGGTCAACAAAACGATCGGATCACTCACCACGTTGCTGCTGCCGATCAATCCCGGCGTGTGGCAGGTTTTCCGCATCAAGGATCGGAAAGGCGACGCGGCGACCAATCCGATCACCATATCCGGCAACGGATCGACAATCGAAGGCGCGACGACATACGTGATTGCGAACGATGGTGGATCAACTGACCTAACCTGGGATGGAATGGAGTTTATGTTGTCATGAGAATGCCACACATGCCGAAAGCCGGGATGAAGAAACCGCATCCGTTGAAGAACACGAAGGGATCGAGTGTCAAGCCGAAAGCGATCACACGGAACGTCGGACGCGGTCTGTCGATGGCTGCCATGCTCGTCAAAGCGTTGAAGGGATAATCCGCCCCTATGACGGTGTTCACGGATACATGGGACGCCTCATACGAAGGCATTCCGGCCGACATTGAGAATGTTGATCTCGGGGCGAATCGTATCCGTGATCTGAAGGTTGCGATTCGGCAGCGATTCGTCGTCGATCATTCGTTTCTCGGCGATGCAAACGATGGCGCACACACGAAATCCACATATCTATCGCAAGGGGCGGACCCCGCAACGGCCGCAGGCCAAGGTTATGTGTATTCTAAAACCATCTCCGGCAACGTCGAGTTATTCTATCGCGACAGCGCGGGGAACGTAATCCAACTGACGACGCTTGGCGCGTTGAACGCAGTCGCGTTTCCGTCCGGCACGCGGATGATGTTCGTTCAATCCGCGCCGCCGTTGGGATGGACGCAACTCGCGATCAATGATGTGTTGCCACGGATTGTGAGTGATGGTTCGGGTGGGGCTGGCGGTGGATCGTGGAACATCACCGGGACAAACGTCTCAACCACAACATCAACCGGCACGACTACAACTACGAGTCCGAGTTTGAGCGGTGGGATCGCCGTCAATGGGCACGTGCTCACGGCGGCGGAGTTGCCATCTCACACGCACAACTTTGCGATCTCTGCCACGGCTACGGCGTTCGGTTCGGGTGGCAATCCGGGATACAATACATCCGGGACATTGAATGGCACGACGGATGGAGGGAACGGTCTGTCTGGATCAGCACATTCGCATACTGTGACGAACACGCTCGGCGTATCCGCCACATCGGCGTCGGTTTCGACATCGACATCGGCATCCGCATTCACGAATGATGGCACGTGGCGACCGACGTATCTTAATGTCCTCGCCGCATCGAAGAATTGATTCATGCCATTCAAAGATGCATTCAATTGTGCGAAATGCCCGCGGTCGAACGATGCGACGGCGGACCGTGCGTGTCCGGCGTGGTGGGAAACGACATGGACGAACGATGCGGGCGAAACGCGGATCGATCGCTCGTGCGGGTGGACGCAACTCCCGACGTTTCTGAATCATATGGCGCGCCAAACGAATGCCGCCGCGATCTCCGCCCAACAATGCCGCGATATGAACGCTGAATCCATTCAAACCCTTGCGCTGGCGATCCATCATCATGGCCAAGCTCCCGACAACATATCCGACTCTCGTATCACCGGACCCACGATTCACGAGCATATTCAGCGAAATCGTGAAGATGTTTCAGCGGATCGCCGGAGTCAACAACAATCCCGACTTCGGCACGACCCTCAACCGGCCGACACAGCAACTTGTGACCGGACAGACGTATTTCGACACGACGATCGGTAAGCCGATATGGTGGAACGCTGTTATTCCGCATTGGGTTGATGCGACCGGAGCAAACGTGTAACGCATGGCACGGACGAACATCCAACAACAACAAAACCTCGCGGGGCTCGCGCAAGCTGGAACAGCGGATCGCGAGGAACCCGTTCGGATCGCGTTGCCATTGTTTTCCGGTGGAATGCGGACGGACAAATCCCCGATCGATCTGCAACCGAATGAGACGGTTTCGCTTGAGAATTTGAACCTCGTTGCGGGCGATTTATCCACCGACACGGGATATACGCCGTTTGGTTCGACGTATCTTGGTCAAGCGCAGCAAACATTCCAGGCATTCTTCGCGGATGGTACGACGGCTGATTTGCTCGTTACCACGGCGACGATATACAACTATGTCGTGACGGCGCAACAATGGCAACTTGTGTCGTTCGGTGCGGCGTATTCGATCAGTCACGGTGGTGGGTATCCGATCGGCACGAATGCATTTAATCTTGCATCAGTCACGGGATTAACGAATGGCAAACCTCTCGGCGTGTTGCAATCCGACGGCACGCAACTCATCGGCACGATCATCAACATCGCCGGCACAATCGTCACGATCAACACAGCATCGACGCAAACCGTGAACAACGGTGCTTCGGTCGCCCTTGGTACGACATTGAACGGGGATGCCTCCGGCAACAACCAAGTCATTATGACGACGTTCCCAGGCAATGGTTGGGTTATCATATCGAACGGCATCGATCCGATCATGTATTACTTCGGCGGCGTAGTGCAGTTGTTGCCGGGGTTGCCGACAAATACGACATGCAAAGCGTTGATTGTCACACACGAACAACTCATGATCGGCTCGACGATCGAGAACGGCACGGCGCATCCGCAACGCATCCGCACGTCAGATCAAGCTGATCCGACGAATTGGACGACGGGGCTCGCGGCGATATACGACTTACTCGACACCGAGGATTTCATCCTTTCGCTGAACATTCTCGGCCCATATACGATCGTGTATCGTGAGACCACGATCATGCGCGGATCGTATCTCGGGCTGCCGAACCAAACGTGGTTCTGGGAATATATGGTGTATGGCGAAGGCGCGATCAGTCAAGGCGCGGTAGCAGAAGTCGGCGCGGAGCATGTATTTGTCGGCAACGCGGGCATATATTATTATCGCGGGGATTACACGATTGAATCTATCGGCGATGCGGTGTATTTCACGTTTCTGTCCGCGCTCGGTGATCTGAATCCGAAAGCTAAATCGACCCTTTTCTGTCAATATGTCGGCGACTTCGACGAGATTTGGATATTCTATCCCGGCGGCGAAGCCGTGTTTCCGAATCGGATGCTGCGCTGCGTGCTTGAGGATAATTCGTGGTATCATCGTACATTCTTCGATCAGTTCGTGTCGTGTCAACCACGACTGTCACTGGCGGAGTTCACATGGGCCACAATCCCAGGTGCATGGACGGATCACCCCGAACCATGGGATAGCCGTATCTTTCTACAAAACGTGCCGAATTTTCTCCTGTGTTCGATCACGGCATCGACATTGATGATATATGACTACACGACGCAGACCGACAATGGCCACACGATCGCGTGGCAGATCATAACCAAACAATACGCGCAAGAACCGGACAAGATCACGCGATGGGAACGATTAACGCTTTACGGCGCGGGCAGCATCGATTTGATTGAGTTCTCGATGAATGAAGGAACGACGTGGACCACAATCGGCGGGCCATACGTGTTCACGGAGACGTTTGATCGGATTGATGTGTATATCGATCGGGTGTTGCCTCGATTGCAGTTTCGGATCAGCGGCGCGGATGCATTCTTCGTCCTTCGTGGTGGGATGTTGTCCGGCGTGTGGGAGAGTGATTGGTGAAATTCGATATCAGCCCGACGTTGAATGTGCGGGATATGGCGGCGTTTATGCGGACGCCGGACATATATTGGTCAGCGAGTGACGCGCTCGCGCCCGCGCCGGAAAACCTCGATCTAGAATCACACCTCGTCTCGCCGTTCGTGTTCACGTTGACATGTACTTATGGGCCGACGATCGTGGGATATGTGCAGTTCATCCAACGCACGTCGATCGGTGGGGAAATCCACACGGGGTTTCATCAGTCATGTCGAGGAGCCATTGCGAAAGCCTTCATCCAACATGCGATCGGAATCGCATTCCGCGACAAAGGATTTCTCAAGCTGTGGGCAATCATTCCATCCGATAATCGGCCGGCGATGATACTCGCCCGACATATCGGGTTCGAGCATGAAGGCAGGTTGACTAAGGCGATTGTGCGCCGAATGCCGGATGGTGATGGCGGCGCGCCGCTTCGTGATCTGGTGCTTATGTCGATCTCCAAACCGGCGGGGAACTAATCCATGTCATTCCTAACAGGTTCGCAGCCGAAAGCGACATCGACAACACAGCCCACGATTCTACCGCAACAACAATCGTTGCTGTCGAGTTTGCAGTCGTTGTTGCAAGGTGGGCAACAACCGGCTGGTGTGCAGGCATATACGGGTCAATTCGCTGCGCCGACATCCGGTTTGCAGAATACATCGTTGCAAGGATTGGAGAATCAAGCGGCGGGGATTAATGGCACGCAGCCATACAATCCGCAGGGTATTCTTGATGCATTAACCAAGGCATTGAATTATGGTGGACCAGCGCCCGTGTCTGCGCCGAATGTGACCGCGCCGACCGTCAATGCACCGCAAATCGACGCTACGCAGGCGTTCGATCAAGGCGTTGTGCAACCGATCACGGATGACTTTCTTAGTCGGACGTTGCCGGCAATCGCGGGGAAGTATGGGGCGGGGGCGGGTGGTGCGTTCAGTTCCGATTCGCTGCACGCCCGTCAACAAGCTGGCGTCGATACGACGCGGGCGTTAGCCCAAGCCGGATCACAATACAGCCTTGCCGCCGCTGGCGCGAATCAAAACGCGACACTGGCCGCGAACACGACGAATGCGAATCTTGGATATGGCGCCTCCGCCGCCAATGCGGGCAATGCGTTGACGGCGGGCAACATCAACACGAATGCGAATCTGTCGACGGAAGATGCGTTGCTCAAGGCGTTGGGGATTGCACCATCTACAGCTGCCGCGCCCGCCACGATTGCCGGCGCGAGCATTCAAGATTTGATCGCCACGCTCGGCGGCGGGGCCGTCCCGCAACAAACGGCTCAGACCCAACTGACGGGCCAGTATTCCGACTTTCTGAATCAGATCAGCCAAGGCAATACGCGATTGTCGGATTTCATTGCGGGATTCTCGCCCAACACACAACAAACAACCACAGTCGCGAACCAAGGCTCGACGGGGTTGTTGTCGGGATTGTTGACGGGTCTTGCCGGGAATTCCGGGATTGGGAATGCAATTGGCCCGGCGTTGTTGTCATTCATTGGCGGATCGGATGAACGCGTGAAAGATGATCTTGTTCAAGTCGGTGATGTCGAAGGCTTCCCGGTGTATACGTTCCGATACAAAGGCGATCCTTTGAATGTTTCGCGTATCGGGTTCAAGGCACAAGACGTTGAGAAACGCGTGCCTGAAGCCGTGGGGAACGTTGGCGGCGTCAAAACCGTGAACTACGCGATGGCTCTAAGCCACGCATTTAAGAAGGCTGCGTAACATGCCGGTTGTGAATTTGCAACATGACAATCGTTGGGGCGACATCGGTCAGGGGCTTGGTGTGATCGGTGGGCAGATCGTTGATGCCGTGCGGAAGAAGCAAATGGCCGCCGATGTGGCGCAAACCCTGCAAGACCCGAATATCGCCGAGGCGAAGAAAGGCGTGAAGATTCTCGAACAACACGGAAACGAAGGATACGAGTTATATAAGCAACAAATCGCGACGCAGGCGTTACAAACGAAGATGAAGGAGGCAGAAGCACAAACAAGATTGACGGATACGCAAAACCAACTTGCGTCGGAGAAATTGAAAAATTCGCCGGCAGAGTTCGCGGCGAATCTCGCACTCACACGACAAACCGCGCGGAACATCGGCTCCCAAGCATCGGCGCGGGATACATTGCTGCCGGGGCAAGTCGTGGAGCAAGGTGCTACAACCGCGAATGTCGCGTCGCAGACAAAAGCTCGCGATACGCTGCTTCCGGGTGAAGTTGCGCAGCAAGGCGCAACCACGGCAGGAACTGTCATCAAAACATCCGGCCAATCAATCGCTAATGAATTGGCTGAAATCAGTCTGAAATCGATCAAAGGCTCGATGAATGACGAGGATTTATCGTCGAATTTGGATGGATTGATTAAGAAGTTCGGATATGAGCCGAATTCGTCGCTCGGCCAGATCGCGAAGGCGAAGTTCGCCGCCGAGAAAGACCCGTTGAAGAAAGCATCGGCATTCGCAGATGTGTTCAAAGGCGTGGCCGAAGCAGACGCACGGACGCAAGTTCCGGCCGATGTTCGTAAGACAGTTGGACAGTCTAGCGAATCCGCTGTGTCTATGGACAAGTTTGTCGATGCATTCAATTCTGGCGGCGCGCAGAAGATCGGAACGATCGGCGGGGCGACGGTTCAAGCATTCTTCGAGAAATACGGCTTTCCAACGGGTGATCCTGAATTGCTAAAGATGATGAATTCAAGTATTCAATCAGCGGCGTCAATCGCCACGCAAGGCGGCGGGTTCTATTCGCAGGGACGGTTTGCATTAGGTAAAGATGTGACGCCGGGTATCCGTGAGACACCACTTCATGCAGCTGTCGCAATGGATGAAGTTGTATCGCGTCAAATCGCCAATCTTGAAGGTCAAAAATCTGAAGCGCCGATGCAAGCAAGACCTGGATATGATACGCAAATCGCGAAGTGGCGTGCAATCGAGAAGAAGATCGATTTCAAGTCGTACGATTTTGATCCACAAGGTAAAGGGAAAACGGTTGTATTCTTCGGCGGGAAAGAAGTCGATGCGAAATCATTCAAGCCGAAGAACACCATGCTGGATACAGGATCGAAGACGAAAACCAACAGCACGATCTCGGCAACGGATCTACGAGCGGATGCGGAACGCATCGGCGTCGCTCCCGAACTTCGGCTAAAAGCCATCCAAGAATACTACCGGACACATTGATATGCCGTTGTCGTTGGATGATTTGAAGGCGATTCCGCAGCCGGGGGCGTCGCCGCCCCCGACATCAACGGCTGTCCCATCACCGACGACGCCTCCGGTTGAAACTCCAACGTCTTCGCCTGGCGTGCAAGGAGACGGCGCGCCGATCGGATATTCAGTCAATCAACCACGGCTGCAGGTTCGCCCCGCGCCGCGAGATCGGTCTGCCCTCGACAATATGGCGAATGCCGTCGATCTGTCGGAAAGTGGTGGGGAACACTTCGATAAGAATGGCAAGATCAAAGCGTCGGCGAAAGGCGCTATGGGGCGCATGGGATTGATGCCGAATACAGCCGCAGAGATCGGTGTTGATCCAACGGATGAGAAACAGAATCTCGCAGGAGGCAAGCAATACCTTGGCATGATGTTCGATAGGTATCAGAATTGGGACGATGCACTCGCCGCATATAATTGGGGACCGGGGAACGTCGATAAGTGGATCACACGCGGCAAAGACCCGGACAAAATGCCGGCCGAGACGCGATCCTACATCGCCAGCACATTGCGTCGGGCCGGGATGAGCGTGGATTCACCGACATCGGTTGTTGCGGCGAAGCGTGGACTCACGGCGGCCGATCTCGAAGAAATCCCCCAAGGCGATGTCAAACCCGACAGCCAGACATCCGTATCGCCTCGTCGCGATGTTCTTGATGATCTGCGCGAACCATTCAAGGACATCCCAGGACTCGGATTCGTTGACGAAACCATGCACGCGACGGCTGTGAATATGACGCGGGGGATGCGGAATTTGATGGCCGGGCCGACACAAGCGGCGCTCGAACAAGCCAATCCCGATCTCGCGAAACAATTCACCGAGGCGATGGATCAATATGACAATCAATTCGAGGAATTAAACGCTAAGCATCCATGGGCGGCGCAGGTCGGGGATGTCGTCGGTACGGTACTTGGGATTGCTGTGGGGGCGAAGGCGTTAGCTCCGGCGGGCGCGGCAATCGCGGCGCGGACGGCGTTGCCGGCGACGGTCGGCCGATACATCGGCACCATTGGAACGAGTGCGGCTGGCGGCGCGGCGTTATCTGCGACTGCGTTCCATCCCGACGACAATCACATGAACCGGATTGTTGAAGGCGCGCTTGGCGCGACGCTCGGTGGATTGTTCGCAACGGCTGGCCGTGCCGTCATGTACGGTGCACGAAATCTCGCCGACACAAACACATACAAAGCATTTATCGAACAAGTTAGTCAATCCGTGCGTGATTTGACCCCATCAACAACTAAGTTGAAAACCTCGTTCCTCGCGAATTATGATGCGAAATGGACGGAGAAGAATGCAAAATACACCGTTCGGAACACCTTCGGCGAACAAATCGATGGATTTCCGTATGAGGAAATGGCGCGTTCGGCGAAAGATGCAATCGCCGGATCGCGGGAAGCCGGCGTGGCGCCATCAAGTCAAACACAAGCGACGGCGCGGAAAGTCGCGGAAGAACTTGGCGTAGCACGACGTGAAGTCGCCAGGGCCGAACATCAGCGCAAGATCGACGAATATGACAGTGCCGTGAAGCTGCGGAATGAAGTGCCGATCGGTGGACGCAAGTTATCGGATATGCCAGAAGCCGAACGGGCCGAGATGGCGAGGAGATTGGATGAGGCGGATGCATTGCCTCCCGTGCCGGATCATCCGGGCGAATTCGTCGCGGAGCCAATCAAGGCCGAGGAATACTCTGCTGCGCGGACGGCGATCAACGCTGCGATCGGTCGGGCGAAGAATGACGTGCGGACGCGGACACAATTGACCGCCATGTTGCGAAACATGGACCGTGCGGCGAAAGATACGGCGAACGAGGCCGGCATGTCGGCGGACGCGTATATCCGCGCGCAGACCGAGGCGAACGATTATTACAAACGGAATATCGCCCCGATCCAAAAGATATTCGGCAAGCCGGAAGATGTGAGAGGCGATCCCACCATCGCAAACACCGGCATCACGAATGCCAAGTTCTTCGATCAAGCGGTGAAGATGATCGAAGGATACGATATGGAAGCCTTGAGGGCATACAAAGAAATCATGGGCAGAGAAGCCCAGCCGGAGCTGATTCGGATTGGCGCGTATCGAATGTTGACATCCGTGACGGAAGCTGCTGTGAAGGGAAGTAAAGGGGGCGACGTGACGGGAGCTAAAGCGATGAAATCATGGATCACAGATCATCGCGAGGCGATTCAAGAATTGATGGGGCGCGAAGGCGTCGAGCAAATGCGCGGGATGGCGGCGATCGCCGAACGTATCGCGGCGCGGCCGCTGTCGAACCGGAACATCATCACGGGGACGCTTGGTCATCATCCGTGGCTCGGCGGATTGATGATTCTCGAAGGCATTCGACGCGGGGCGATGGGAACGGTTGCGCTCGGCGGCGGTATTCTCGCCCTTCAAAACCCCGCCGTGCAGCATATCATATTCAACGGGTTGAATGTCATCACGAAGATTCCGACCATGGCACCAATCATCCGGCGGGCGGCAAAGACGAAGCCGGATTCGCCGGAGATGGATCGAATCATGCAAGAAATCGATCGGCGCGTGAAGTGGGGATCAGCGGCGACAGCTCGGGCGACGGTTCAGCCAGGTCCAGGGAGATAGCCTCGCCGCCGGCTTCGGCCGCAGCTTTGGCTTCGTTCTGGATCGCGGTCGGACCAAGGACGAGTGTAACCCCGGAAATGTCCTGCTCACGCTTCAACCATCCCGCCGCGAGCAAATGCCCAATCATGTTCTGCGCGTCGCGGAACGTCATAAACGACATCGTGTAGCCATATACAAGGCGTTCGGGCAGCCCATCCGTTTCCTTGATCTTGTCGCGGATATAATTCCACACTGACATATTCAATTTGGCTTGACGGCTGGCTTGTTGTTGTGTGCCGAAGACCATAGATAACTCGTTCTCGATTTCATCGCATCGTGCGATGGCGTCGCGTAGATCGGTCAACGACACGACGGCGGCATCGCCCCGCGCACACGCCAGCACAAGCGCCAGCTTGTTGATGTGATCCCATTTCCGCGCGAGATAATACGCCAGCCAGGGGTCCGCGTCGGGATGTTGCGACAACAACGAACATCGATTGCCATGGACAGTGTACCATTTCTCGCCATAGGCTTCGGCGTCGGGAGACATGGTGTATTCACCGGAGAGGCGCGAGATTTCGCATAGATCAGCGGTGAATGCCGCGGCTTTGCGGTCATATTCACCCGACCATAGCTTATGCGGATATGCGATGAATCGTTCGGGCTTGTCACAATAGATGAAGATGATGCGGGACGATAATCCCCATCCGCCGAAATGGCCGCGGAAGTTGTCTCTCAACCACATCGGCGTCGTGCCGGCGATGATGTTCACGAATGGATTCATGATCGTGTTGTCGCCCTGGGTTTTGGTTGATTTTTGCCACGGGGTATCGACTTTGCCATCCCAGAATTCGGTCAATACGTTGACCATTTCCTTGTCGAGTGGGTTGAAGAACGTCCCGAATTCCGACAACGCGACGGTGATCGCAGATGTGACGGTGTGGTTTTGATTTATCAAATCGATCTTGAATCCGGGCGACGCACCTTCGGCGAATACATCTTTAGCTTCTTCGAGATGTTGAACGAATTCTTGCCAGGTTGTGCAGTCTGCGCCGAATTGGATGTTGGGAACATCCCGCAGCATCCGCATTCCGATGTTGATGGTTGAGGATTTCTTCACAGTGCCAGGTGGGCCGACCAGAATCACATACATATGTGGGAACCATCGAAACGATCCTTGATCGATCCATACGCGACGGCGCAGCACGCCGGCGATGGTTGAGGCCGCCGTCCAGAAGTGGAATTTCTCCGGCGCCTCGCCGCGTGGCGTCATAATCGCGACGTAGTTCTCAATCCAATCCGAGAAGTTACGAGCCACGCGATTTCAACTCCTTCACCTTGCGGATGGCGTTGCGTTTATATATGAAGCTGTCGATGCGGCGGCCATCTCGAATGACCATATAAAACCGAATCAGACGATAATACACACGGCCAGAATCACATTCTCGTAGATCGGACATATATCGTCGTTCTATGCGAATGTCCATTTATGCGCCTCGAAGATATTGCGTGAGATTACTCAGCCATGTAGATAGTGGTATAAGCGCATCACACTTCGGACAATACGCATATCCGAATAAATCGGTCCGGCGGATATAAGATTCGAGATGCTTACATTCTGGATCGGTCCGTTCGATCATATCTCGCCATTCGGCGTTTTGTTCTTTTGATGCCTCAATCACATCCGCATCGATCAGCCAACGATAGAATCGTCTTATCCATGCCATTTGACCATCGAGCCCCAATCGGTTGCGGAATGTTTGATTTCAATCGGGATAACCAACGGATCAGGGTATGGGACGGTGATTGCCATAGCCACTTTCAGCCGATCGACAATTGTGTCGTCGAACAAGTCTGCGCGGATTTGCATGAGCAACGAGTCGTGAATTTGCATGAGGAGTTGAAACTCGGGCAAGGTGCGATGGATATTGAGCATGGCATGGTTGATGACAATCGCGACCGTGGATTGACAAACCCAGGCCAAGGCTTGACCGAGAAGATGTGAAGATCGATCGGTGTAAACTCGGCGGAACCCGAACGCATTTCGGACTTGAGCGATACGGCGAGCGGTGAGTTCATACTCATATCGTTTGTGCCATTCGCCGATTTCGGGATGCCGTTCGCGCGTCCACCATCGGATCGATCGTTTGACGCGATCTTCCGGCACGACGATGGCTTGGGCGATCGTGCGCGCGCCGCCGGCGTAATCCGTTGCGTGGACCCAACGTTTCGCATTATCACGGAATGACAGACCGTTGACGTGCATGGCGCGGGGGTTGGGCTTCGCGAGTCCACCATATAGTTCAATCGCGTTCTCGGAATGGATATCATCTCCGCGTTGGAAAGCGACTTTCAGATCATCGCATCCGGCATCCCAAGCACAAACTTGAGCATCCGCGCGTTCAAGATCGGCTTCGACGAGGATATATCCCGGATCGGGTTGAAAACATGCGCGGATGTTCGGGAGTTTGAGGGCATATAGATCGCCGTCCGGCATTTCACTTCCACCATCCCGTTGTGCGGCCGTGGAAGTAGATTTCACGACATGCGAGGACATCGGCCATGGCGGAATGCGCGTTGTCGAAGTCTCGCCCGAAGCAGAATTGATATGCTTCCATCAACTTCGGCCATTTGAACTTGCCGTATCGACCGGGCATCTGCATGATGGGCGTGAGGGCTTCCATCGTGCAGAATGGACGCAGAGTATTCATCACGGCGACGGGAATCATCGTGCGCGACAGTTCGTTCAACATAATCATCACGTCGAATGAGAAGTTGTGTGCGATGACGAGAGAATCCGGATCAGCGTCGAATGCGGTTTCGATCATCTCGACGAATGCGGGCAAGATGAAATCGATTGGCTTCCCGACGTGATGGGCTTTCGCTGTGGTGATGCCGTGGATTTCGGCGACATCATGCGGGATAGTCCAGCCTTCGGGGAGAATGATATAGTCGAGAGACCGGATGTGTGTGCCGTCCCCCGCGTCGAGAAAAGCACCGAGTTGCACGAGCCGGGGTTGGGATGGATGATCCGTGGGGAGCTTTCGATTGATCATGCCGTTGGTTTCGGTGTCGATGAACAGCAACATGGGGATCAAACTCCCGCGCCGATGTCTGGGTCTTCGCCGGGCAATGGATCGCCATCGGTCCCCGGCGCAGGGATGGCGAGATCGATCGACGCATCGACGGCAACGAATCCATCGAGTGAGTCGGGATTCGATCCACGCTTGACGGCAACGCTCGGACGCATTGCTAGCATGAGCGGGAAGGCTTTGCCATTCACATCGAACACGGTGTCTGCGGATTCCGGTACGACGGGAATGCAGCCGAGAAGGCGGCCAGATTCGAGTTCTCGAACCTCGGTGAAGCCTTCGGACATGCAACGGATAAACTGTGATGGATCGGACATCATGCGCTCCAGTTGAATAGGTGGTACATTGGCGGGTTTTCAAGAAGCTTTTGGAGTCGGAGTTCTGCCTGTCGGGCAGTCTCTCTTGCATCAACAATAGCTTTTCGTGCGTCATTTAGATATACTTCATAACGCCAAGCGGTGTCGTTTGCTTGATAACTTGATGCATCGAATGGTCCGTGCGGCATCAAATCAATCCTTTCCGTTTCGCCCAGCTTTCGGGTATGGCCATGGTTCGGGATGTGGCGTCGTATTCGCCAACCGATTTAGGAATCCACACATCATCATTCGTGCCGCATCGATCAGCCATGCGCCGTCGGTTTGATGAATAATTGTGCAGACGATATCGATGATGTCGGAGTTGCCGAGACGGTTTTTCATGGGGGGGACTCCTTCCATCGTTTGAGATCGTATTCAGTCGGCGATTCATCCGCGATAAATGCCCATTCCCCTTCACGCCAATACCAATATCGATATTGATCGGGGGGAATGAATACTTGACGACGGATTTCGGCTTTCGGATGAACTTTACGAAATGTTTGTAATGTGTATTTAGCAGATCGCAGAGATGTTGGCGGGCCGAGAGGTTGTGCGCCTTCAATAACTTGATACCGATATCTATTAGACATGAAATCAATCCTCATCCGGTTTCTTAAAGTTCTGTAGGTTTCGGCCTTCGCCGAACGCATTCGTATTCGTTGAGAATCTCATCGTCTCGACATATGTTACGTTTATGTCGCAATGCAGCCGACCGTCGAATGCGATCATGTCGGGATCGACATCGCCTTTCACCGTATCCAGAGTTCGATAGTGTTGGATATTGCGGACGAGGGGCAACAGCAAAGGGTTCTGCCGTCCGATGACTTCAAGGGTTCCATCGTCAAGCGTAGCGGCACCTGTTTTTCGGTTACGTTGAATGGACAGCTTAAAGTCGTCATAAAACAATGCCTTACATTGTGGATTGGACAATGGATTGAAATCATGCCCGAGACACGCGGCTAGCCATTGGCCGATTCGGGCTTTTTCATCTTCAAACTCCGATCGGATAACACGGGCACGCGCCGCGTCGAATCGAATGCCCCGAAACATCATCTCGAATACAGGCGCGAACAAATCCATCTCGAATCGATATTGATCCGTGAGGTTCAATCCGGCGAGTATACGCGACAATTCTCGTCGGCATTCCCAAGTCCGCACGCAATCCTCGCAATTGTAGGCCCATCGTTGGAGCGGAGAGTGTATTGCCGGGTCCCAGAGTTTCCCGTCGTCTTTCCAATAGCGGTAGTATTCGCAGTACATACTTGATATAAAGGACAAAGAAAGCGACGAACCTTTCTTGTCAACGCGTCCGGTGATGGGATCAATCTTGCCTCCCAGGAGCCCAGGAAAGGCGACGTGTTGCATCGCCATGGTGTCGTCGATGAGACGCGGCATAATGCCCCATCGATTCGCGATTACTTGAACGTCGTATATGGCGTTGTGGAACGTGATATCTCGCTGAGTAAGCGATGAACTGACACATTCAAGCAGATGAATTTCCTCTTGCTCCGTCCAGTATGGCGTACCGTCTGCAAGGAAGAACGGAATGGAAATCGCATCGACAGTGCTTGATGCAAAACCAATCGTGTCGATATGGCTCGACATCGTTTCGATGTCCGCGACCAAGGCGTTCGGGTTGTCATGCAGCCAATCCATGACATCGGTGAAGCGGGGTTGAGTTACAAATCGCCATGCGGGACGGCGGACTTCGGGGAACGCGGATTCGGCTTTCGCCCGGCGGAAATCTTGAACAACGATGGGGCGGTGGGCATATTGACGGAGAACGTCTGCCGGATGAAACGTCGGGATGACCTTGCCGTGGTCAGTGTCAAGGATTGAACCTCGCCATTTCGTGATGCCCATTTCACCCGCCAAGGCCCACATCGGAGTGTTCCCGAGGGCAATGATAAGACGCGGATGGAATGCGCGAATGATTGCATGAAGATGTTCAAGTCCGACGCGGATTTCATTAGTAGGAAATCGGCCAGCAATCTCGCTGAGGCCGCGCCGCCGGGCTTCAAGTTTCCCGACGAAGAATTGTTCGATGTCATTCGTGATTGTCTTTCCCTTGGCGTTGGTATATGTGGGCGGGCGAATATGACAGACGTTGGTTGCGAAGCAATCGGATCGAGTAATCCCGGCTTCGGCGAGCATTCGATCGAGTTCCATGCCGGATGCACCACGGAACGGCAGGGATTGGGCGATCTCAACCTCGCCCGGTGCTTCGCCGACAAGCCAGATCGGCGCGCGGGGATCGCCGGATTCAATCCATGTCATCGGCACGAGAATAACTCACAATTCTCGCCATGAAGGCCGCATATGGTAATGGTGAGATCGACGATTTGATACCCGCCGACGCCGAGAATGATCTTCGACATCGATGTTTTCGCCGGCTTTTTGTCTGCATCATAGTAAAATATGTTTCCGGTTATCTTTACGTCAGAGAATGATTGCGCCGGCGTGCCTTCGGTGCCGGGGATGATGTTGGATGCGATCAATGCAACGGCGGTGGCGATTCCGGTTATGTTCATTTGACATCTTTCAGTTGATTACGCTGAATAGCGTTGTATATGCGGTCTAAAGCGTTGGCATGAACCCAATTGGCAGGATGCGCACCGAGGCTTTGTCTTTCTTTGTGGATAATGTCTAAACATGCTTTCCGCTCTTGCATGGTCGCGGCGGTGATAAGGTGCGCCATACATTTGACGACCGTTTCCCGCATAGCTGGGTGTACAGCAGCCTCGAATGACCGAAACGAACCCCGTGCCATCACCTCCGCATCGGGTGGCGCTGCGCTGGGCGGGAGGATGCGGGGTTTTGAGCAGTCACATGGGTATTGCGGCCCTCGACGTGAGTTGCATTTCTTTGTGTGATAAACCCCCGGCTCCCGTTGCTCAGCCATTGTCGCTTCCTCGTATGGCGGGACTGTCACTTGCCGGTACATCTGCCAATCCGGCTTCACGGCGACGATAGACCCGTGCATTCCCGCGACCTGTCCCCACGCATCGTTATAGACGTGCCAGCCCTTTTCATTGTCGCCGTCGTGGTCTGGTTGTCGGCCGTAGTCGGCTTCTGCGAGCCAGCGCCTTGCAAAGTCCGCAGCGGCTTCGGCGTTGCACTTGAATGGGAACGCGACTGTGCCGGACCTCTTTTCATAGAGCGACCATAGAAAGCACAGACCGAAGTCACCGATTATGTAGCCTTCGGCGGTTCTGCCATTGAACGCTAGGTCGATCGCTTTGCCGAGCGTCTTATCCCCCTCGGCGGAGATGTCGATGTGAAAATTGTCACCCATGCTTATCGACTCCTTTTGCTGCCGTTCGCGTCGAGCCTGGGCTTCGGCCACGGCCACCAAACCCCTTCCTGCGAGCGTATCCACTCGTCTCGTGAGCGCTACGGATACCAGGAGATGCACTGCCATAGGCGTCTCACTGCGCGGCCCATATCATTTCCTCCCGGTTGCGCGCCATTCATCGCCGAACAATCCGACGGGGAATGTAATTTCGGACGGAATGTGGACAAGGCAACGCCATTCGATTTCACGGCGTTGGAATGCGATGTTGAACAAGATCGGGCCGCCGTAGCACGCCGTGACGCTGCATCGGCGCGCGACGAGAGCGGATGGATCATGCGGCGGATCGATTAACGCCGCGCGCCGATTTTGACCATATATGCAATAATACGACAGGTTGCGGGAATGTGTTTCGAGTTCGGGCAGACGAGATTTGACTTCATGTTCGGGCAACGTGCGGAGATGGCGGGCGAATAGAATCAACGCATCAATGGCGGATGCAATGGATGATGGGCGAGGATCATGCGATCGAGGGGGTAGAGCGGATGTCAATTTGCGGCGTCCTTGGCTGGATCACGAGATACGACTAAATGCCCAGGGATTGAGCCTTTGTGTATGCGTTGGTTTATGCCTAGTTCTTGCATTCGGCGCATTATGATTCGAGCGTCGAATCCCATGTTATCCGCAATATACTCGGTGTTGTATCCTTGAGATCGAAGCTGTTTCAAATGATTGTCGAGTTCGGTATTCCAAACGATGATTTGATCTTTTCTTCGTGCCATGGGTCGGATTCCATGATAGTGACAATGACGGATGTATCGGCATATACGGCACGTGCGTTTGATGCCGCGAGGCGTTTGTGTGACGTGGGCCGATGCGAGATCGTGCCCACGAACACAAAGATGCTGTCGAGGCCGGGCCATGGATCACTCGGATTGACGGATCGATCCCGTGCATCCGGCGTAACCCGCCGCGTCGATATAATCATCCGGGTTGTATGAGCCGGAATGTCGGCGGGCGATTTTGGATAACTCCATCAAATCACCAACGTCGCCAGCATCGAAGATCGCCCGGACTTTGTTGTCGTGGCGTTTCATGTGATCTTCTGTGTCGGTGAAAATCACTGTATACCCCCGCGTTCGACACATGATGCTCCACCATGCATTCCATGCGTCGGCGATGTTTTTGAAATTGATGAGTTTGTCGCCGTGGAGAGCTTCACGCGTGCCAGCGACAAGTTCGGCCGCTTCGAGGCAGAAATCCGCCGCCGCACGAGCGGGCATGTCGCCGCCGTCTGTTTCAGCATAGTTCGCATAGGTTGTGCGTTCGACGGCTTCGGACGCTCCTGTCGCAGTCAACCACGGCCGGGTTTCGACCCCATCACGCGGCGTAACGGCATATATACGCGTGTGGGCGGGGCAGCCTTCGGCGTATTTGATGGCTTCGTTATGGGTACGGAATGCCATCCAAGGCGCGGTGCGATTAGCGCTAGAGCCGGGAGGATCGACGATCCAAAGCTCGGAAGGGGCCGAAGCCCCTCCCTGCCGGTTCGATCCGCGCTTCATGCCGCCACCGCCTTACGGTCCTGCGTTTCGCGGAACTTGTCGAGCGACACGACGCGCGACACTTCGCTGAACGGGGCTTCGGGGTCGTCCGGGTTGTCGCGATGTTTGACGCGAACCCCGCAGGTTTGGTTTTTTATCATGTTGAGGTTCCAGCCTTTCTTGGAATTCAAGCCACACGCGGCGAGAATCTGGCCGAGACGGATGTTGCGGGCTTCGGCGAGATCAAGTTGCGGCGGATCAGACCCTTCAACGAGATCGAGCAGAAAATCCTGACGACACTGTGGGTGATCCATCTTGGTTGCGGCTTTAACGCCGTCGTCGAGGATTTCCCACATGACATCCAACGCGATGCCGCTCCCGGCGATCTTCTTGAAATCGACTTGACGGAGCTTGATGTCTTTGACTTGGGCGAGATATTCGCCTTCGGGGATGACCGGGAACTGAGTGGATAACTCAGTCTTAACGGTCGTTTCCATGAACGAGGAAGCATCGAATACTGACATCGGAGTGTGGTCCTTTGGGCGGTCAATGATTATGGTGTCGGGGCCAACGACAACGGACGCCCATACGCCGTCGTTGAAAACACACCGCGCGGAGCGCGGGGACCACCACATGTGTTGACGGCTGAACCGTCCCCCGACGCAGATGGTTGTGATGGTCGCATGGGAATGGCTCTATGCGACGTGAATGTCGGTCAGCCGCAAGGCGGCGTGGAATGATTCCGGCGTGGCTGCACCGAGATCAGAGTTCCAATGTTTCTTGTAGTAATGCCAAAGACCGTCGAATGATGTCGGGCCATTCGGCAACGGTTCCTTCACGCGATAGTACATCAATCTGCACATCATCGTGGCGAAACCGAGGTTCCACATGATTTGATCGACGGGCTGGATACCGGGAACCATCAGCGAATCAATCGCGGGTTTGAACCGCGCGTTGCCCGTGACGAAGTTCTTCCACACGTCGTCGAGTGTGGGTTTCTCGAATTGGTAGATCGAGATTGCCGGGCCGGCGCTGGTTTGATGCAGATGCGTGCCGATGGCGGTTTCTTGGGCGGCTGTCGCGACGATGAGATCGCGCATGAACGGAACATCCGGCACGGAAGATTTCGCCGCGAGGATTTCACAAACCGGGGCGACGATGAATTCGCGGAAATCGCGTGGATTGATGCCCATGGGGATCAGCCTTTCAAGATATCGGGATGTTGAATGTTCGCCGTGGATCGGCCTTCGAGCGATACGATCCGAGTTTCGAGATCGATGAGCCGATTGTGCAAGCCGATCATTATCACGGCTACGATGATGGCCGGATCGATTGTGCCGAGAGCGTGGGGAGATATGTCCATCGCGCGACATACATCGGCCCATCCTGCACGATACGTGGAGAAGATGCGATCACGTTCGGCGACGTGGAAGTCTTTGTTGTGGCCGAGATCGGGATTGTCGGTTTTCATTTGTGGCGTCCTGTTCCGTCAGGTTGAATGTTCCATTGCCTCCGACGATTGATTTCCATCTTGGCATCGACATGAGCGAATATGTCGTGACCGTGTTTCCCGGCCCACGCCATCAGCAGAATGATTATGTCCGCACCCTCGCGAAGCATATCGGACAAATGAACCGCGTTGGCGAATTCGTCGAATTCTTCAAGTAGATGGCGACGATTGCCTTCTGCCGTGGCGTTTGGGAATGTAGCATCTTGCCATGCGCGAATAGACGATACAGTTTCACGCATCGATCGCATCTTTCGACAACAGGGCAAATGTCGGTTCCATGTCGGTTGATCGAGGAAGGCGGCGACGTTTGGTCACTGCGCCGGGGGTGACGTTCGCCCAGGATATCCGGCCACGATCATCGACAGACGACATGATGATCTCATCCGGCATCTTGACGAGACGCGGGGCGAGTTTCTGGCCGATTGTATGCGCGGTGATTGATGTCGCACCCGTCAGGGGCGAAACCTCGCGATCGATATGTGCGGTGAGAATGGCCCAACATTTCGTCTTGCCCCAAAACAACATGAGGAAGTTCTCGATCATGTTCATCACGGGGTTGTATTCCGGCCGCGACAATATGGGTTTACCGCCGACAACGAGTTGACGAGCGACCGTAGTTAGCCCGGTCAACGAATCCAACCCGATTGCCATGTTGTCGGACCATTCCGCCACGTCGCCGAGATTTTCCCCGCACAGATCGCACGTGAAATCGGCGAGAGAATCGAACAGTTCGAGGAACTGACGGTATTTGCCTTTGTCGGGATCAGTCGTCTCCAACACTTTGTCTAGAGACATCGTATTGAGCAACATGGCGTACTTGCGTATGACGGGCCAATCGATGTCGAGCGGGGGAATGTTGTGAATGTGGATGCCGGCGGGCAAGTCTTTCGACGTGCAGAGATTCGGGCCGAGAGATGCCTCGATGCCAGGTTCAAGCGTGATAACAGCAACACGTTCAAGGCCAAGGCCAGACACCATCTCGCCGCGTTCGTCGATGTATGCTTGGAGAAGGGTGCGGAACGATGTAGTTTTGCCGGAACCGATGTCGCCTTGAAGCAGGATGTTGGCTTTCATCTGCATGATCCTCCATTTAGGAAATAGAATAGGATTGAACCGATTACAAATCCTATTACGACATAGAAGAAACAAACGCAGAGGATGCTGTCGATTTGAGACATGACATCAATCCTCCGCGCGGACGAGCGGGTTCCATCGAGCGATCGTGAATTCATCCGTCCATCGTTCGGGATGTTGGGATGAACACAGATCGGCGAACGAACATGGCGATGCGAAGTCGTGACACGCATGGTCGAAGGCTTGGGGGAATGGATGTGCTTCGCCCATTCCTAGATACGGATGGAGTGGATCGATCAAAGCAGCAAGATATTGACGACACATTTCCGTCACATCGGCTTGTAACTGCCAAAGCCATTGATCGATCATCCAATCCGGCCGCGAGACATGGATTTGACCGCAGCGGATTTCGGATGTTAGGATTTGTGTTCCGCGGATCAGAAAATCGGTCAATCGAACGCCGAAACACTGTGCCAGCCAACAATATCCGGTGAACTGGCCGCGCAAACGCCATTGGTCACTGAACCCCTTGGATGATGGGTCGGATGACGTGGTTTTGTCGTCGAGGCCCCACACGGATGATCTCGCGTTGAGGATAGCGTCGAACCTACCGGCGTAGAGGATTGGTTCGCCGGTTTCGGGATGGCGTGAACCGGGAATCGGCCATGCGCCGGAGAATTCGATGCATGGTTCGTTGTTGTGGTGATGGATGGTGAATTCGTCGTCGTCGAGGGGCCATTTCTTGAAGTATTCGGCGAGGGCCAGAATGCACGCATCGAGCGTCTTTAGCTTTGCGGTGCGAGAAGCGTCGGGTGGGATGTCGAAATCGCCCCACATGGCGATTGCGGCTTCAATTCCGGCGAACAACGCCGCGTCGGGAGATTTGCCGGAATGGAATGTACGGCGGGCAATCTCCAATCCGCGTGCCATACATCCGCCGAAATGCAGATGGATCGATTTGCCGGGCGAGGCTAGTCCTTGAATGTGTCGGCGGAAGAAGCGATGCGGACAGGCTTTCCAATCCGACCGCATGGTGTTATCGATAACTTGGGGGAAGATGAATTCTGGATCGTCGGGCATCGGATGGGCATCCTTTGACGAGTTGATAGGTGGAATGTGCGCTTGGACTAATCCTATTGACAATGATAGCTCGCTTCGCTCGCCTGACCGTCTTTGACACCATCGGAGTAGGCTTGTTCGATAGCATCGATCAATGCTATACGCATTTCATTGGACAGGACATTGGATGGCAAGCCGCGTTTGCGGAGGGCGCGGTTGATGCGAGCAATCGGGCGAGGTTTCATTGCGCGGGGAACACTGTGTCGAGGGTGAAATCGGGCGCGGCGGCTTTGGCCGGGCGCTTGCGCGCGGCGGACGATGATTTCGCGGCGGCGGCATATCCGCGCCGGATGTTCGTGATGAGATCGCGGTATTCTTCGGGGCGGACAAATTCGCCCCGCGTCACGCGAGAACGAATATCGGCAAGGCGAACCTGAGCGTCAAGATCATTGGTCATCGAACATCCCTCATAACCGTCGGCATTATAGCTTTCGCTAGATCGGTTTTCTCCGGGTATTCCATATCTATCATACCTACTTGACCATGTTCGTGATATAGAGTAGTAGTTTCTTGCCATTCAATATGTTGTGTGCGGACAGTCTTTGTTATCTTGTATGAGCCGCGCCCTTTCGCGACTTGTTTCAAGCTGGCATATGTTTTCCTTTTCTTGTGCCGCAGGCAAGTAAGAACGATGCATCGCGCATCACGATTGCCTCCGTTTTTTGCGGATAACCATTTTGTCTGAGTTGGATGAGGTCAAGGATCAAGCGTCCACGTTACTCGCTTCGCCATCAAGATTGACGGCGTTCGTTGGTGAGCATGTGCGGCATCGCGTACAGCTTGGCGAATAGTTCGTCAAGCAATCGGCAGATATGAGCCGCACCATGTTTGTGAACGAGAGCCACAAGCCCGCGACACTCGCCGGGGGATTGAGTTGACGCGATCCCGTAGTTTAGGCGGTCGCGAACATCGCGCGGCAATCGGTCAAATCCGTCCATGATCGCCCGCGAATGCGCGTCAGGCGGCGGCATCATCGTCAGATCGTCGTATAGTGATCCGCTGCCGATCGACATATTCACGGATGATCGACGTGATCGTTGCTTGCCATTTGCCATGAGGAACCCTGCCGGATCGTGGATTGACGAGAAGAGCGTGGAGATCGGTGTGCAACGTCTCGGGAATGCGGATAACCATCTGAACGATGGCGGGATCAGCGGATTTTGGATATGGCATGAATGACGCTCACAATGGTTCTAAGCCTTGACGATACAGCATGATATATGCGTGCTGCCAGGATGACGGCGACATGGTTTCGCGTGTGGATGGATCATTGTGCCGGGCGAGCGCGATTTCACGGAACGAGTCAACGAATGACTTGTGATCCGGCGCGGGTTGGCGCGTGTTATACATTAGTAGTTCGAGCATGGGAATACACAATATGGATGAATATGGATTTGAATGCTGGCGGGTGGAGTTTGGGACCAATCGCACTCCACCCGCCCCACATTCAACGCGTTCGCAAACCCAGGGGATTAAGGTGTGCGTCGCGTTGTCTGCGGACCTTGGCCGGCAGGCGCGCCCGTGTCAACTTTCGGCGCGCTTTCGACGGAACCAACGGTGCCGAATGTGCCGGGTCCGGTTCCGGCATCCGGCCGCGTCTCGGCGAGCGTGGCTGACGTGTCGGTCGGCGACGCGCCAGCAACCACCATTCCCGTCGTGTCCACGGTGCCGGTTGACGATACTGTGGGCGCAGACGTGATCGACGGGCCGGCGACGGGCGAACTCGTGGCCGCGACGGTGCCGGTTGTGTCAACCGCGCCGGATTGATCGTTCGCGTCGGCGACCGCGCCTTTCAATGCGGCTGTTGCGTTGCGGAGCTTCTGCGTGAGGGACGCCAAGGCCCCGTCCTGTTGCACCTGCGGATGCGCGGCCATTTGCTTAACCACGATATCCATTTCGTCGATGGTTTCGCTGACGGCTTTCGTGAGATCATCGAGTGCGGGCATGATATGATGCATTCCTTGCATGATAGTGTTGCACAAATGTTCGACACGATCCAGCTTGTTCAACACGTGCTGTTGTTGCACGTTCCAATTCTGGCGGAGAGGATGATCGGCGGGGAGATCGAACAGCCCCGGCACGGTATAGCCGTGATCCATATCAGAAACGGACATGATAACCTCCGAGGATGATGGCGAGGATGAAGATGAGACATGCGGCGATGATGCCGAGATCAATATGGCGGCATAGTCGCATGATCTCTGCGTGGGGCTTGCTCACGATACAGCTACCGATTGCTGGTGTGGAATGGCGCGGACATGGGTTTCCATTCCCGCAGATCGGTCTTTGATCGGATGTCGCTGCCGGTTAACGCCGTGACGAGTGCGCGATCCTTGGCTGTATAGATCGAGCGCGAACCAATCAACGCACCATCTTGGATCAGATATTCCCGGCTTTCGGGTCGTCGCAGCTTCGCGATGTTCTCGACGTGGCCGATCATGTGTTGCTGCGCCGCGACGGCTTGCTCCGGCGACAGATCGTCAAACCTCAACCACGGCATCAAAAACACCCTTCGCAAAATGGCACGGAGATCGTGTGTTCTTTGTGTTCGCGTGGCAGTCGCATGAATGCGGGGTTTCCTTCGATGTCGGCGCGGCGGAAGTTGACTGAATTCGACATGCCGGATGTGTCATAACGGACGAGACAGGATGTGTTCGGCATACGATGGATGCGGCCACATTCGCACGTGGCGACCGTGGTTACGAGGACTACGGCGAGCGGCGGATCGATGCGAGGCGGGGGCGGGCGGTAGACGCGGGCAGGGTCGGAGGCGGGCAGGGCACGCGGTGTAGGCGTGGCACGGGCGATGAGGGTGTCGAGGGAGATCGGGCCATCGGCGGGGCGGACTGTCATCCTGCGGCGCTCCTACTGCGGGGCTGCGGTGCGAGGGCGTTACCCTCGCTGTCCGCATGGCCGTCTCCGGGGTTAAGGGCAGCGAAGCTATAGCGCCTCAACAGCGACGGGCGGATGATAGCAGCTTGCCGGGGCAGGCGTCCTGCGGCAGATTGTCGCAGGGACCATGCCGGCTCTTGACGTGGCGGATATGACAAACCCCGGCGCAAGGCCGGGGCTGTCATCATGCAACGTGCGATGATCGGGTTATGCGGCGGCGGATTGCTCCGTCTCGGTTTCGTCGGACGCCGGTTCGTCCGTGCCGAACAATCCGTCGAGCTTCGACGTGCCGGATGGTTTCTTGCCGCGCGTGTCTTTCGCCATGCGTTCGGCGCGTTCTTTCGCGAGGCGAGCCATGATCGGCGCGACTTTCGGGTCTTTGCCCAAGGCTTCCAACATTTTCGCGTCGAAGAACCGCCGCGTGCGGCCACGCTTGTCGCGGATGAGGTTACCCGCGTTGTCTTTCTTCATGCGGCTTTCAACGTCTTCTTGCACGACATGAATAGGACGGCCCGTAGCTTCGGCCAGTGCCAGCACGATATCATCCGGTTCATCTTCGCCAACGGCGCGGCCGGGCGTCCATGATCCATCTTTGACGGTTGCGAGCAACTTGTCGAACAGATCGGCCGTGGCGGAGGCATCGACATCTTCGTCGCGGAAGCGTTGATATGCGGATTGGAATGCGGCGGCGTAGCCCATCGACATAAGGTTGCCGGCGACATCGGGATGAACGTCCGCCGGGTCGAAATCGAGTTTCGCGGCGGCGAGTTGTTCGCCATCATCGTTCGGCGCGCCAAAAATCGTGAATGTGGCTTTGCCGTCGGCGATGGTTGAGCGGGCGATCTTACGCTTTGCCATGGTCAGGTGATCCTATGCCGCCAAGGGAATGGATAGCTCGCGGGCCGGCGGCGGCGATGCCGGCATGCGAGCGGCGTATTCACGGCACAGAAGTTCCGGGCCGCGAATGAGGGCGTCGCCGTCGATTGTCGCAAGTTCCCATGCGCCAGACGCGAGGCGACGAAGAATGAGATCGGGGCGGAGGCGGTAGGTCATCGGACGCATCCCATACACAGAACACTCTATATATAGGATACGCCCGATGATGGCAACAAGTTTCGTCAAGCGGTGATGATGATTTCTTTGCATCGGGCAAGGGCGGCGGATGCGCCCGCGATCCATACGAGCCGTAGCTGGCGCGCGTATTCGACCGCGAGATCATCTCGGTCATCGTCTGTCATGGCGTCGATTGCGTCATCCGGTAGCTTTGCCAGCATGTTGCGCGCGGTTTGGCTCATGTCAGGCGGGATCAGTTCGTCGGCGGGCATTGGATATCTCCCAGGATTTGCGTGATGGTGGCGGATGGATCGGACAGCGACGGTTGTGGCGTGCGCGTCATGCTGTCCCATACGGCGAGTAGTTCGTGCATGATCTCGACATCAATCGCGATCACGCGATGGGCATGTGCGACAAGCCAACCGAGTTCGCGGCGTTGGGCGGATGTCATGGTTCGCCTTCCTTGGTCAATGGTTCCTGCCCGATGCTCTCCCTGGCCTCAGCCACGGTTGCGGCGTCGGATGCCGCGTCGTCGAACGTGGCGAGGCGCATGGCCGCGACCACGGGGTTTGTGCGAAAGACGACGAAGTGCTCCACGTTGTTGATGCTGTCAATCGACAGCGATACGTCGCGCGCCGCGTCGTACATCTCCCGCGCGAAGGTGTCAGCCGGATCGTTCTCGATGGCTGACATCAGATACGTGCGGAAGCGATACAACTCGCGCGTGGTGGCTTTCGCGTCTGCGTATGTCATCGGGCCAAGCCTGCCGCGCCGACGAAAGGCTTCGCCGTATTCCGGCGGGAAGTGGCGATAATCCGCGCGGCGATCAGATCGTTTTGTCATGCTTTGCTCCTAAGTCCGGGAAGTGTGCCGAGCGCGACGTATTCACTCAACAAACGCGCTTCGAGTATCCGCATTGAACCGACGCGGCAAGCCATTTCGCTTGGCCGTTCGTTGTGTTTTGGTTTCGATTGACGCTTGATATACTGACCAAGCGCGGCGGTGATTGTGACAAGTTCTTCGCGGCTAAGCGAGAGATTGATTGTGGTCATGTGTCAATGTCCCCATATCATCCAGCCCGTGAATGTGCCGAGGCTGGCGGCGGTTGAGAGAATGCCTAGGATCAAGCAAACTGATCCTGGGCGATTGAACCATGGCGGGTTATGCATCGCGTTTGTTTAATGTAGGCGATGCATTCCGCACGGTTGCGGCGAGACGCATCCGCAATGTATCGCCATACAGTTTTTCGACTTCATCGCACGCGGCGAGAAACCTGCCGCGATTGAAACGTTTGTTGTCTTGCTCCAATGTGTCGGCCAGCAATTTCCGTTGCGTCTCGTCTAGCGTCTCACCTGCGAACGTGGCGAGTAGTTCGTAATCTTTGTGGATCATGTCATGCGTTCCTTTCGTGGTGTGTGAGCCGGGCCGCTCACGATTGCAGCCCGGCTCACGATTGCACTGGTCTATGCGCCGCGAATTGAGGGGATGCATCGTGCCTCGTGTTGCATTCCCTCTCAGTGTCTCCGCTATGCGGCGAGCTTAAGCAATGCGCCCGCTTCGCGTTCGATCTTAACCCGTGCGTCAACATGCTGTAGCTGTCGGGCGTATGCGGTTGCGCCCGTGATCGCATCCCATAAAAACTCAACGGGACGATCCTCTTCGATCATGTGCGCCGCTTGAATGTTCTGCGCCATGCCTTTCCCGAACCGCTTCGCGAGAAAGTCTTCGACATCGCCGGCAATCTTGGCCGATTGTGCGGCTTTGATCGTGGCTTCGACCGGCATGGCCGGCGCGTTCGCATATGTCCGCAGGATTGGCTTTACTTCCTCAATCCATCTATGTGGCGCTCCGGCCGTATGCTTGATGCCGATCTCGGTAAACTGAGACGCACCCCATATGATCCTGTTGCAACACACGTAATCGAACAGGAACATCCCGAGCACGAGTTTGCCGCCTCCAACTTCGCTATTGGAGACGTAAAACCCGCGTGCGAGTGAGCCGCTTTCGCCATGCCGGCGGTTGGCGATCTCAACGCGGTTTTCTTCGTCCGCGAGAAATATCCAACAATCCCGGTCACTGGCATACAGCGTTGTGTTTGCCTTTGTCACGCTGTCGAGACGCTTCCCGAATTCGCCGGGAATGCGCCACGATCCGGTGACGCCATCGCCATATTCATGCACAAGCGTCTCGGCTATGTCCGCATTCCAAACCGGCCCATAATTCGGGCCATTGACAGCGCCGAGATGCAACGTTCCGCCGTCGCGCTTGCGAAGCAACACGGAAACATCCTCGACGTTGCGGGCATAATGCAGACCCCAGTTTATGCAATCTGCTGCGAGTGCGCCTGGCATCCCACTATCACGTATGTAGGATGACGGAACACCTGCCAAGCTGCACAGCTGGCCGAAACTCCAATGTGTGAATTGCGCTGGATGACCGTTCGGGCCAGCCACGGCGATGTCTTTCGGATCGTTGGCGGATGGCACGACAGTCAGCCCGCGGTTCGGCATGGTGCGCCGCGCCGAGTGTTGACGTTCATATGAACAGAACGCCGCGAGTTCATGTAGGCTGCAAAACCTCTCGTCACTTGGCCGCGAAGCCCATTGCCTTGAGGCTGTCATAAGTTCCATTTGATCTCTCCTATGTGCGACAAGATTGCCGCCATAAGCATCAAACAATCGCTTGATGCTTAAAGCGATTATCTTGATTGTGCTGCAAACCCCTCAACCATGCTGCCGGATGTTGATCCTAGTAGTTCAGAGCGACGCTTTTTATTTCGTATTTGTGACCGGGCGTTGTTTCGATCCCGATGAAACGCAATGCGGCAATCGCTGCCGCACCTTCGGACGCGTATGCTTCGGGCATGACGCTGTATGTACTGGCTTCGGGCCAATAATGAAGCACGAGCCAAACCGTTTCGAGAACGTTGCGGCGGCTCATCGTGCCGCCCTCCGTTGAATTCCGTTCAAGGCGTATTCGATTGTCGAAAGCGGTCGCACGAAACCCGCATCGCGTGCGAGCTTGCAAAGTTCTAACAGCGACGCGCCGCTCATATACAACAGCCGCAGCGCGTCGATCATGGCGCGACGATCCTCGGTCATTGCGCGGCCCGCCGTGCGATGTAAACTGAACCGCCAACGCGGGCGATCCGCCAGAACCATAGCCCGCCAACCTAAACGGGCGCGTAAGACTAAAACTGCTGCGATGATACACGACAGCGGAAACCACGCGGCCATGACATGCAACACGATGAAAGTCGTTTGATCGATTAGATACATGCTCTTGTCCCCTCGATTGCGGGGCAGCATGGTTGAAAGGTTTGCAGATATGCGCGGCACTCTCCGTCTACCTACCAAACCGCGCCGTGAGGCGCGATTATATCGACGTTAGAGCGAGTGCCGTTGTGGATGCCGTGGAACCTGGGATGTTTCGCCCTGGGATCGGCGAGCGCAGACCAGAATGACGTTGGCTGGTCTGCTGCGCCGTGGCAGCAAGGGATTGATAGCACGCGCGCGCGAGGGGCGCAAGCCCTCTAGCCCACATTTTTCGCCGACCCGGCTTGCCCTCTTAACGCTCTTGCGTCAAGGCGGATTTGCCCATCTGTCGGAGGGTGATGACCTACTATATGTAGTGTGTGTAAGGTGTATATATACTATAAGAGAGATATATTGTTACACCAAAATCACTAGATATACCCCATATTTCCAAAATCATCACAAGATATGGGGAGATATAGAGGGTGTTTTCGTCTATGCGGCTTTGACGTTAGGCGGTAAAGCGATCTCGCGGGCTAGAGCGCAACGGCCGATTGCCTCACTTGCTATCAATGCCCGTTCAACGCGAAATCGATCCAACGCATTCACCCATGATGCAATCGACGGAACCGACCATGCAACGCGCATCTGATGGGCTGAACGATCCGGCATGCCTACCTAGCTCACGATGTTGTGTGCCCGTGGCGAGGTTGTTTGGTGCCGTGTCGTCGATGTGTTGTTGCTTAACATTGCGTATCATCCGCGCAATTGCAACATCATTCTCATCGCATTGTTAATGTTGATGACGATGCAACGTGTTCGTTGTATGTATGCATCATGATATCAATGCAACATCTACATGATGATGATGTATGAGTGATCGATTCATCACATGATGCAACATTATCGTCACTGTTGCATGGATGTGACGGGTGGGCCGGGTGGGGCGGTGTGGCCCCCATGGGGTCATCTTTATATTCTTGGATGGAGTTTAGAACGGGGGTTGGATTGGGAAGCTGCTATCAATCCCTATGAACCCCTAATGCGCCGTAAGCGTTTACTTGACAACACAC